GTGTAAATGGAAATATCGGTGGAAGTTTATTGTTCTCGATAAATAAATGTCTTATTCTAGATAGAAAAGAAGTCGAGAAATCTTCAGAACAATGGACGTGGGAAAATTGTTGGAAAATTTTTAAAGATAATTTAATAAGAGCTAAAGGTTAAAATGAATAAAAATAATTTATCAAACGAAAGAACAAATTTTAAACCATTTAATTATCCTTGGGCATACGATGCCTGGTTGAAACACGAGCAGTCGCATTGGCTGCATACAGAAGTGCCGATGTTGGATGACGTTAAAGATTGGAAAAAAAGATTGACAAATGAAGAAAAAGAATTTCTCACCCACATTTTCCGTTTCTTTACACAAGGTGATATTGATGTTGCCGGTGGTTATGTTCGTAATTATCTTCCATATTTTCCACAACCTGAAATACGAATGATGCTCATGGGTTTTGCTGCAAGAGAAGCATTACATATTGCTGCATACTCACACCTAATTGAAACACTTGGTCTTCCAGCAACAACATATAATCAGTTTTTGGAATATCAGGCAATGAAAGACAAACATGATTATATTCTAGACATTTCTTCACAGAATACAAGTAAAGAAAATACTGCCACTCATATTGCTGTGTTCTCTGCTTTTACCGAAGGTATGCAACTGTTTAGTTCGTTCATTATGTTGCTTAATTTCCCTAGGCATGGAAAGATGCGTGGAATGGGCCAGATCATCACCTGGTCGATTGTGGATGAGACCATGCACGCCGAGAATATGATCAAACTATTCAGAACTTATATCGAAGAAAACAAAGAGATTTGGAATGACTCTTTAAAATCGAGAATATATACAATAGCCGAAAAGATGGTTGAATTGGAAGATAAATTTATTGATTTAGCTTTTAATATGAATATGATGGAAAACTTGACCACAGAAGATGTTAAAACTTATATTCGATATATTACAGATCGTCGTTTAATTTCATTAGGATTAAAAGGCATTTTCAAAATAAAGAAAAATCCACTTCCATGGGTGGAAGAAATGATTAACGCACCAACACATACAAACTTCTTTGAAAATCGTGCCACAGACTACGCAAAAGGTGCATTAGAAGGAAATTGGTCTGATGTTTGGGCCCATTAAAAGGAATTAATATGACAATCAAAGTTATAACAGCGGAATGTGGAAATTGTGAGTCCACCTATTCCGTAGAATATTCTGAAGAATTGGTATCTGAAGATTATCCAGAACATTGTCCATTTTGCGGCGAAGTTATCGATGAATTGACAGAAGAGAGTCAATCAGACGAAGATGAAGATGATTCTGAAGAAGAAGATTGGTAAATTGGTTATTTAATGATGAATTATTTGATGAAACAAAGATTGAAGATAATTATGGGTTTGTTTACGAAATCACTAATTTAGAAACCAATAAAAAATATATTGGCAAGAAATTATTCTATTTTTCCAAGACTAGACAAGTCAAAGGCAAAAAGAAAAGAGTAAAAGTTTCAAGTGATTGGCAAACATATTATGGTTCAAATGAAGAATTACAAAAAGATGTAAAATCTTTAGGTGTGGATAAATTCAAACGAAGAATATTGCATTTATGTAAAACAAAAGGCGAATGTAATTATCTTGAAGCAAAAGAACAGTTTGTTAATTCAGTATTAGAAAAAGAGGATTACTATAATAACTGGATTATGGTAAGAATTAGAAAATCACATATTAAGGAATACAATGTTAGAAATTTTGAAGGTACTCAAACAAAAAAATGATAATTTTGATGTTTTAATATTTTTACCTGGCAAAAAAGAAGACTCGGTAGAAATAAGTTCAGCTGTATATGAGGAACCAGGCGAAAAAATCGGAACAGGCAGAATGGGTGATTGTTATCAAATATTATTGTTTAAAAAAGACGATGAAAAGGTTTTAGAATTGGATACATTTGACGCAATTCTAACGGATTGGTTGGAATATGCTTCCGAACTTATACCTATGAATTGGTTTGGTGTAATTTGTAAGAAAACTACAAAATCCGACAAAATGATGCAAAGTATGCTTGACCACCTACGAAAATTGTGTTAGGATATAAATACTAAGAGAGGTTAAAGATATTTTATGAAAAACATACATGAGATTTTTGATGAATTTGAGTTGGCAAACTCGGACAAGAAAAGAATTGAAGTCCTTCGAACAAATCATTCGGAAACTCTACTTGAGGTATTGAAACTTGCATTTCATCCTGATTATCAATGGTTAGTTACAGAAATGCCGGACACTTATAAAGTACCGGACACTTTACCTGGCGTCTCCCATGCGAGACTGTCAACGGAATTGCGTAGGTTGTATTTGTTCCAAAAAGGGCATCCTACCGCAGAGAAATTACATCCACAAAAAAGAAAAGAGTTGTTAACGCAATTATTGGAGTCGCTCGAGCCGCGAGAAACTGAGGTTATTATGGGAATTTTTAATAAAGATTTAGGTGTTAGAGGTTTAACAGTTAAATTTGTGAGGGATTACATTCCCAGTCTTTTGTCATGATTTTTTAATTTAATATAGGAGTGTTTAAGTGGGCAAGGTTGTTACTAAATTTCGCAAAAACAGAAATTATGAACATGAAGATGATTTCGATTTCTCTTTTAACAATAAAAAAGACAAAAAACGAGAAATACAGAAGAAAAGGCGAATGAAGTATACTGATGATGAGAGTTATGATTATAATTACAATCAAAATTATAGGAATAACCCTTAAAATAACTTAAAGACTATATTATGATAATTCATGCGAGAAGTTCCAAACGTAAAGTGAAGAACAAACCAGGGCATAAACTCCTGAAACAAGAATATGAACAATGGTTGAAGAAACACGAACCTAAAAAAGTGATTGTTTCTAAAAATACCTTTAAATATGATCTTTCTATTCCTGCCGAAAGGGATACAAAGCATATTCCGAGTGTAAATAGTACGGGTTTTGTCAGTATGTCTAAAAAATCCGCAAAAGTTTACACCGGAGACAAAATGTTGGGTATTGGAACGCTACATAAATCAAATGCCGTGCCAGTTTTCTCTTCGGACGAAGCAAAAGAAATGTCCCAAATGCGTCGGTAACAAAAAAATAAAGGAAAACAAATGGATGATGCATGGAAAGAACTAGACCAAGTCACAAGAAAGTGGGCCGTAATGTCCGGATTTGAAAACGACTTAAAAAATTATGAAAATTTAAAAGAAAATCAGGACGATTCTGAAAATAAAGAAAAAAGAATTCAATATTTAAGAGATTATTATAATAAACATGTATACATCTGAAGTAAAAGAAGCGGAAGACGGTTCCGGAGATGCTATTTTAGAATTTCCCGAAAAAATGATTGAGGAATTAGGGTGGAAAGAAGGCGATACACTTAAAATTTCTTTGGAAGAAGATGGAACGATAATTTTAAGGAAAATTTAGTTGTTTTCCGTACACACTATTGACAGGACACACACTCTATAGTATACTAATAACACTAGAGAGAGGAAATCGCATGGAACTTATTCAATCCAAATCACTTCTGGCCAAATTGATGGCAACCGAGAATCTAATTGTCGAACAACGTAATGTTTCGACTGCATCTTTTGATGTACAGAATCGAATTTTGACTATTCCGATTCTGGACCGAAAAATTTCAAGTGACCTTTATGACCTATTAGTTGGGCATGAAGTCGGGCATGCACTGTATACGCCATTGGATGGTTTGAAAAAGTCAAAAGAATTGAATCTTGTCTCTTCTATTGTCAATGTGATTGAAGATGCACGGATCGAACGTAAGATTAAGGCGAAATATCCTGGTATTCGTGCTGGATTTTTGCGTGGTTATCGTGAATTGGTCGAAAAAGATTTTTTCGGTACAAAAGGCATTGACCTTAATGCTATGAATTTTATTGACCGCGTGAATATTCATTTTAAATCTGGTCAAGTTTCGATAAACAAGTTTAGTCCGTTTGAGCGGCAACTTATCGATGGTATTGAAAATACGGAATCTTTTGATGACGTTATTGAAATGTCAAAGAAAGTGTCTGAGTATTTGAAAAAAGAAAAAGAAGAACGTGCAAAAGAGAATCCTCTTGACGAGCATGATGAACCAGAATCACGGCATGAAGATTATAATGATGAGGACTATGGTGAGTATGATGAACCGGAAGATTATCCCGAAGAAGAGGATTATGAGGAAGAGGAGTATGACCGTAAACGTGGGTCTCATCAGTATGATTCTACTGAAGGGCAAGACGAACAAAATGAGGTAATGTCTGGTAATGATGGTGATATTCGTTCGCATACGGATGAGACTTTCCGCGAAAACGAAAGTAAACTGTTTGCAAATGATTATCGGTATGAGTATGTGAATTTGCCCAATATTAATTTAGAAGAAGCGATTGTCGATTTCAAGGTATTGAAAAAACGTATTGCGCAACATTTTAGTGCAGGTGTATATTTCTCTAGGTCAATAATACTGACTGATCCGGAACACCTAAGTGATTTGAACAAGACTTATACAGAGAACCGTAAAGTTGTTGCGTATCTGGCGAAAGAGTTTGAATTGCGTAAAAATGCAGAACAGACTAAACGTGCGTCTATTGCAAAAACTGGTGAGTTAAATGCCAGTAAGTTGTATTCGTACAAGTTTAGTGAGGACATTTTCCGTAAGATTACGGTTATGCCTGGTGGCAAGTCTCATGGTCTTTTGATGTATATTGATTGGTCTGGTTCGATGGATGACAATATTCACAATACAGTGAAACAGTTGATTGCATTGGCGATGTTTTGCCGTAAGGTGAATATTCCGTTTGAAGTGTTTGCGTTTACTTCTAATTATGATGATAATTATTTGGTGTATCCAAAACATGAGGACTTGCAACTTGGTGGATTTAAGTTATTGAATTTGTTTTCGTTCCGTATGTCTAGTGCCGAGTTTCATTATATGTGTTCTGCGATGTTTTACATTTCTAAGTTTGAAGCGTATCAGGACAATCCAGATTTTATGAATCTAGGTGGAACGCCGCTCAATGAAACTATTATTGCTGCGTCACAGATGGTGCCGTACTTTAAGAACAAGTATAAGTTACAGATTGTAAATACAGTATTTCTTACTGACGGCGATTCAAATACAAACTCAAATGTGTACATTCGGTCCGAATTAAATAATGGTCTTTTTGATTCAAAACCGTTAGGGTATCGGTGGGAACAAAATTCCAAGACTCGTATTGTGGTGAGGGATCCGTTAACGAAACAACAAATTATCGTTAACAATATCTTTAGTGGATTGACTAAGGGGTTGTTGGAACTGTTAAAACAACGAACTGAGTGTAACGTCATTGGGTTTTTCATTTTGAATCGGAATCAATTTCGATACAATGTGCGTAAGTTCTTTGGTAAAGCAGCAGACCATCAAGCATTGTATGCAAAGTTTCGTAAACAAAATTATGCTATTGCAACTGCTGCAGGGTATGATGAGTATTACTTGCTTCGTGCCGATTCGTTTAATACAGATGACACAGAAGAATTGGTCGTAAAAGAAAATGCAACAACTCGTAGTCTGGTATCTGCATTTACAAAGTATACCAATTCGCGTCTAAGTAACCGTGTCATATTAAACCGATTTATTGGTCTAATTGCATGA